CCATATTCGTCCAGATAAACGCCATCAAATCCCAAACCTCTCATGGCATCAGCATTATCAGCTCCGAATAACCGTATCCTAGCTCCGTTGACTAGCTGTACATATAAATCAGACTCGTTCTTCTCTACAGCAGTGGTCGAGGCAAGATACTTTAAGTATTCCCAAGCGATAGTCTTAGCTTGGCTTCTATATGGACTAATGTAGGCGTATTGCGATCTAGGTGTCTTGTTAGATAGAGCAGCCCTGAGCATATCGGCGATTGCTGCTATAGTCTTACCTGCTCTCCTGTGGGCCACTAGACAAGCCCATCGCTGGGTGCGATTGTGGAATGGCTTAAACGCTTCTCTAGCTTTGTAGGGTATTTGGTGTTCTATTTTCATGCAAGCCAAGTAAAGGTATGTTCTTGCACTCCTCCATCTGCACCAGTATGTTCTAGCTTCTGTGTCTCAGCCCACTTCATCTGTGTCTTGCTCCACCAGATCATAGCGGTTACATCTCCACCAGCAGCCTTCTGAAATAAGGTCTGGCCTATCTTAGAGTTAGCCTTTGCTTTGCCTGTTACTAGCTCACGCTTAAAATGCTCTCGTAGCGTGTCTAGGTGTATCCCTTCCCTAACAAGCACCGCTATATGGTCTTGTGGTAATCCGTAGCCAGCCATAGCCTCTACACTCTTGCGTTCTTGCTCAGTAGGTACGAACTGTGGCCTACCTGACCCGGCTCTCTTTCCACCGTTCTTAGATCGACCATCCTTTTTTAGTGCGGGTTTATCAATTCTCATACTAGTCCTAATGTGTATTGTTGAGTCTAATAGCTGGCAGTTTAGCTGCATCTATTACATCTTCCAGATACTTTATAGCGTCTAATCTTGTCATACCTTGAATGATTGCCGGGAAGCTACTTACTGGCGCTCCTGTTCCATCGCAGACTATCTCGTGCATTGCGTAGCCGTTATGTGTCTTGACCATGCGTATCATGCTAGGAATTTCAGCTTGTAGATGGTGCTGTCGATTAGTTGTGCTATCTCATCTATTATATTCTGTAGCTCTGAGTCTTGCGGTAGCTTCTTTCTTTCATCTTCTACATACTTACTTAGACTTGTCAGATACTTTAGTGGTGGGGTAGGTAGTAAGTAATACTTCTCATAATCGCTGATGATTCCGTAGCAGCCTTGATACGCCTCTACGAATGAATCTACTAGATCTTCTACTTCCTCATAGTACATACCTAGCGCAACGTGTTCGCTATAGCTTTTGGTCTGGAAGTGCAGTATGTGAGCGTTAGTAATGCTGTGCAGTAGTGTTAGTACGAATTGCTGTGGTGAATGACTCATTTATCTCTCCTATTTGATTTTGTAACGATCTCGACATGGAGCGCATACTCCCTCTACTAAACGTCCTGACCACTCGCCACACAAGTCGCAGTCACCCGGCGATCCTTTAACTAATGGCTTACTGGCCCGTTTAATCAGGATTGCTAGTCTCTTCTCTGCTTGCTCGTTAGCGTAGTCAGCCTCGTCCATCTACCATCCTCTGTCTATAACAGAACTCCTTACACTTGCAGACTCCCTCTTCTGTTGCCTCGTTCTCACCCCATTTTCTAAACTGGATGACGAGCCTCTTTCTTACTTCTCTGCAATTATTCTTTAATATTAGTCTTTGTCGGCAACTGCGGCAATTGAATTGGTATAAGCCAGAGTTAGGGTTCTTCTCTGCTATCTGGCACTCAGGACAGTTCAAATTCCAAGCCCGTAGACTCTAGCGTTGCCTTCTTGCCAGTAAATTCCTGCCACCGTTTCACGATAACGTCGACATACTTCGGGTCTAACTCCATCAGGCGGGCGTAGCGTCCTGTTTTCTCGCAGGCGATCAGGGTTGTACCTGTTCCACCAAAAGGATCGGAAACAATTGCGTTGATAGATGTAAAGCTTTCTATTGCCCAGAGAGGAAACCCAACTGGAAAAGTTGCAGCATGAACTTTTGAGAATTCGTTATTTCTGTTTGGAGGCCCGTTATAGACATTCGACACCGTACCCCTAAAATTCGCCCCCGGTATCGCCCTGCTTGGATTCTTCTTTTCAGTTATCAATAATATGTATTCAAACCTAGAACTTAATACATTCTTAGCCATTGCAGGCGCGGCGTGTCCTTTGTCCCATATACACACATCAATCAGATTTCCCTTATACGTTGCCATGTAATCAACGAATGATGTTTTGTTACCTGCAAGCTGCTGAAGATTGACAGCCATAAATTCACAAAAGCCAATCCAAGCATTAGTAAATCCGATTAACAAATCTAGGTATTCTGATTGAGTCTTATCATCCTGATAAGCCCCATATTTATTATCGCCAGAATGTGTATTACCTGACAACGCCTCCGATTTGCCTGCATTGTAAGGTGGCGATGTAAATGCCATATTGGCCTTCTGCCCATCCATCAGCTTCTCAACCGCATCAATGCTCGTGCTATCGCCACACATTACCCGATGCTTACCCAGCAGCCACACATCGCCTAGCTTAGTGATCGGAGTCTCTGGCACCTCAGGTACAGCGTCCTCGTCCGTTAACCCTTCGGTTATCTTAGGACTAAGTTCGGCTATCTCGTCTAACGTAAAGCCTGTTAACTCTAGGTCAAAGCCCTCCTCTCCCAAGCCTTCAAACTCTAGCGCCAGTAGCTCATCATCCCAGCCAGCGTTCATAGCCAGCTTGTTGTCTGCAATAATATAAGCCCTTCTTTGCGTCTCTGAGAGGTGATTGAGCCGGATGCAGGGGACACTATCCAATTCAAGTTTCCGCGCAGCCAGCACCCTCCCGTGGCCTGCTATGATGCTCGACTGCTCATCTATTAGAACAGGATTGTTAAAACCAAACTCCCTAATACTTGCTGCGATCTGAGCTACTTGTGCATCAGAATGCGTCCTAGCGTTGTTTGCATAAGGAATTAGTGTCTCAATGCCTATCTGTTCAATTAACATACAGGTTGTCTCTTTGTGTAGTAGGTATATAGCCAGACTTCTTTGCGGCCCAATATCTGGTTAGACTTTATAGCTACTCTAGTGACATATCTCTGCTTGAGCAAATAGCATAAAGCCATTGAGATTTCGCAAGTCTTTAGGTCACATCTAGCATCTATCTCAGCTAGCGTGATCTCTCCCACATAGTCCTTTAACAGCGCCCGAATTGTAGATACTGCTCGTGCCATACTTCCTCCTGATATATATCATAATTATACCAGAGTATTATACTTATTTACATACATTCCATTGCCCGCTGGGCCTGTGTGCTGCGTATAACTCTTTACGTTCAGCCTTTCCTTCTTTAGACTTTTTATCGTCTCTGAGCGACTTTTTTATTAGATTAATGTCCTTTCTCCTAGACTCTGCATCAGCCGCATTGTCCTGTCTGTTTACCTTGTCTCCGTGCATCATTAGCCAGAACTGTGCGTCCTTTGGACTATCCCATAGTTTTGCTGACAGCTTAGGTATGTATCGAGCCACAAATACCCTAGCTGAAAGACCTAAATCCCACATATACGGAAACCTTCTAAGCTCAGAGAACGGAGACTGCTGCTCTGTAAAGTCCTTTTTGTACATATCAATCAGACTTTGCATACGAACATCTTTACCCCATCCCTTAATTAATAAGGAATCCCATGCTAATTGACGCCAATCGTCAGAATAATACATATTAGACCTCCTATCGCAGCTACAAACGCCACTTTAATCCATAGTACAAGCCGCCTGTCATCTTCAGCCCATGAGCCGGATGAGTAGCCTCCTACAAGCCCTCGTGGTGCGTTTAGGTATGGTAGGTATCCGTCGTGAGACTTATTGCGTTCTACGCCCTCTCTGATCGTTCTGGGGGATGTATCGTAATTTGAGTTCATGGGTTCTTCTCCTATACAGCTATGAAAAGTTGCTTTAATTTAGATAGAGCAAGTTCGTTTTGTTGCTTGACCAAACTCTCATCATAAGCGCTCTGACATTCTTCTACAGAATAAACAAGATCAATCCTTTTTTGCGCTAATTCACGTTTCCATTCAATTGTTTCAGGTCTATCTTTCTCGTAGTTAATAGTAGACGCTGGATACCGATTATCGTGTATATCTAATTCTCTTCTAGCTTGTGCTACCCAACCAAACTCAGGCCTCTGCGTTTTAAGCTCCCTTTTATATAAAGTGCCTTCTGAAGAAAATATAATCCATATGCTATGACTAGAATAGATGCCGCGATATCTGACAATACCCCAAATAGGTTCATTCTCTTTCTCATCTCCTTCTGGTAGTTGCTTAAAAACAGCTTGCGTCATCTGTTTGCCGCTAACGTGCAGGGCAAGAATAGTTACTGCTAGAGTATCAAGACTAGCATTTTTGGTTTCGACTTCTATCATATATCACCTCTGTTTAGCGGTTCTGCCTGTCCATGACGTGGATCGTCAAGCACCTCGTCCAAGCCCTGATTCTGTTCTTGCTCTCGGTTGTGGTACAAGGCTTCCTCATACTCCCTGACGATTGCAGTGTAGGAGTCCAGCAGATTCCTTTTGGTTTCATTGTCTGCTCGGGAAAAGCTAATGACCAACCTAGCTGCCGATACTTGAAAGTCTGTAATCATTTTATGCTCCACATTGTGAGAGGTACGATGTAAAGGCTATAGCCATTACAACAATAATTATTATAAACCACGGTGTAGGCTCGAATGGTGGGCGCTTTTGGCGTGGGAAGAACTCGTCATATTTACTCATCTGTATCTCCTTAGAACCCCCCGAAGGGAGGGGGGTTGTTTAGTCAGTTAATAAAACAAAGACGTTGCTGCTCATTACAAACACCTCAGCGGGTGTGGTTGAGTACGCATGGAACTCGCGCACCGTAATGTGAGGCTTGTGGTTTTCACAAACACTCTCTATAAAATAAACCGCATCAGATTTAGGATTGATCTTAAAAAACTCACCAATCTTTACGTCTTTAAGTTTGCATCGTGTCATTTGTATCTCCTGTTCTGGGCTTCAAAATGAATCCCGATGTAGAAATATTATAGAGATGTATTAGAACTGTCAACACTTTTATAATACATTTATTTCTTTAATAGAATCAATATATTACAAATGCTTTCCCGCTTCCCGCTTTGCCCGTTTCGATATATTTCGGTGCAAGCGGGTAAAAGACAGTCTCCGCCGGAGAGCGTACAGTCTCCGCACGGACACGGATAATCTGAACGAAAAAAAGGGCCACGATTCCTCGCAGCCCAAAGAGCGCAACTACCAATCACGCAAATTAATTGTACGCTAAAATGGAAGATCGTCCGGCATATCATCGAAAGCGGATTTGTAAGGGTCTGTAGGAGCTTTTGTAGCAGCCATATTCCTAGAGTCATGCTTAACCGTAGTATCTGCTTCCTTTCCCTTGCCTAGAAACTGCACCGTATCTGCACTGATTTTGGTGCTGTATTTTGTTACGCCAGACTTGTCCTCATACTTTTCTGTTTTCATCTTACCTTGCACAAATACCTGACTGCCTTTCGTAAGGTACTGACCACAGATTTCAGCTAGTTTACCGAAAGCACTGACGTTGACCCACTCCGTTCCTTCTTTGCTTTTTGTTTTCCAGCCGCAGCCTATGCTGAAGTTAGCTATAGAATCACCTGCCGGGGTAACTCGTAGCTCTACATCCTTGCCAAGCCGACCTATGAAACTACATTGGTTCAAATCAGACATTATTTTTTCTCCAGTTGTTTAATTGCGTCATCTACTTCACCTAAAAACTTAACTACTTCTGTTTCCATCTTAGCTATTAGATCGTTATCTCTCCGCAGTCTTGAGACAAATAGCTGTAGATGGTCTGGCACTCGTGGGTCGTAGCTTACAAAGTCGCAATAAATTGCACCCGTTACCCACATCTGACACTGCATCTGATTAATGTAAGCAGCAGGTGGCTTGTTATCGAGTCTATATCCTAGATGCGTCTGGGTGTTAGGACACTTGATCTCGATTAACGCATTAACACCACTAATAATGCCATCAGGAGACGCTCCAAGCCACTTTATCGTAGGATGAAAGCAGAACTCTGCCTCGTCTACAAAATAGCCTGTATCGGCCTCGTAGCGGATTCTGGCAAGAGGTTCATGGTCAGTACCCCACTGCATCGCAGCATTATTGAAACTGTCAGCTACTTGACCAGAAACACGTTCTGCAATGATCTGCATCCTGTACTTCTGTCGGGTAACTGCTTCTCCTGCCTTACCTTTTGCTAATACATCGCTCATCCTAGACGCTGTGACATGGCCTAGCCGTTGTGCAAACCATTCTGGTGACCCCTGAGCTATCATTTTAGAAAGTACCTCCCAATGACCTTGCCGCTATCAAGCCAGACGTTCTCTGTATGGATGTTATAGCCCATGCAGCGCAGGTCATAAACCCTAGCTGACAGTCTCATACATTGAGCTTCTTTCATTGCGTCCAGAGAAGTTAAGCGCCGCTTCTTCTTTAGTTGCCCTAGTAGCCAAAAGTTCTGTGATGATGGACTCATGCTAATTCTCCTTTGCGTTTGTTTTTAGAGTTAGCTAGACGGATCGTTACTTCTGGGTTGCTCTTAAACTTATCAGCAGCCGGGAAGTAATTAGTCTTTAGCTCTTCTATTGTTTGACTAGACTCAATCAAACTAATAGCTTTCAGCAGCTCTTCTTCTACTTCAGCTTCATCTACTTCAACTAATGGCAAATCTTCACCAGCGTAGATATATAAGCCGATGCCATGCAGTGCAATAGCCTTAGCCAGACATCTCTGCATTGCCGTGTTTACATCCATTGCAGAAGGATTTTTAATTGCCTTGTTTTGGTAGTCTAAGACAGGTAGCTGTGCAGTCATTGTTTTGCCAAACGCTGTGACACTGCAAAAGACCATCATCGTCTCGCCAAACATCTTTGGCTCTCCATACTTCCAATTTGCTGACGGATCATCTTCCAGCAGATAGTGAACAGCCCATGCCCAAGAGAGGTATGTTAATTTTCCTTTCTTCTCAGTATGTTCGTTTACATTGATTTGCCGGAGGTCGCTGTAGAGTAACTTAGTCATATCATATTCCTTTCATATATGGCAAAATGCCAACTACTATTATATATCAACTCAGACAAAATACAATACTATGATAGAACTTAATTTACCCTACCCGCCAAGCGTAAATACTTATTGGGGTTTTCGTGGGTCGCGGCGGTTTCTGACTAAGACAGCTAATGACTTTAAGCTAATCGTTAACCTTGCCGCTAAACGAGCTAGGTTTGGCGACGATAAAGTAGGTCTGGAGATATTGCTTCATGCACCAGATAGAAGGCGTAGAGACATAGATAATGTACTCAAGCCGCTTATAGACGCTCTACAGGCTGCTGGCGTGTTTGATGATGACTCTCAGGTAGACCAGTTGATGGTAGCGCGTGGCAGCGTGATTAAAGGCGGTAGTTGCGTGGTTAAAATAAAAAGTTTACAAGAGTAGGAATCTGATCTATGCTTCTTACATCGGGA